ATTTTGACCCATGGGAAGCCTATAATGACCCTAAATCTAAATCGTATAAGTTCAGACAGCAAGAGCTACAAGACAGTATTGGACAAGCCGTAAATCAAAGGATGGCTGGCATGATGAAGAATCAAGGAATTCAACAATTAAAGGGTAACCTTTTACAGCAAGGATTAACTCCTGCTGAAGTTGATTCTTTTATGAATTTCGCTGCTAAAAATCCTGCAGAGTATGGTGTTGAAGGTGCTGTTAAAATGTGGCGTGCTATGATGAACGAAGGCCAAGGCACAGTTACAGATAACCCACTTGATAATGTTAGACAAACGCAAGAAACCCCAACACCTGGTGGCATATTGCAAGGTCAACAACCTCAAGCTAAAAGTGGAAAGGATGAAATGTGGGATAATATTGTAGGTGCTGGTAGCCGAAAAAACGTTTTATAATTAATAACTAAGGAGAATAATAATAATGGCTACTTATAATAGTGGACAAGTGAAATTTGGAACTCCTGGTGCAGTCATTGATAGCACTATACCTTCAAGAAGACTGTATGACTTTAGCGATAGGGTCGCAGAACTGTCACCAGAAGAATCTCCGTTTTTCGTATATTTGTCAAAAGTTGCAAAAGTACCAACAAGTGATTCGCAATTTAGGTTTTTAGAAGACCGAACAAAGATTGCAATTACTGACAGGGCTTTTGTTTTAAAAACAGGCGCTACACTTGCAGCACCAGGAAGTTTAACAAGCATAACTGTAGATACAGAAGGAGACGCTTCAGTTGATTGGTTGTTAAAAGGTATGGTTATTAGCGTACAGCAAAATCACAATGATGATAACGCTACCGATGACTCAGAAGCAATCATAACAGCAACTGCAAGAATTGAATCTGTAAGTCACAATTCTGCAGATACAACATTATCAGTGAAAACTATACAAGCTTCAGCGGGAGATAGCTCTACAACTACTCTTGATGCAGGTGGTAAAGTTACTGTGATTGGTACATCTTTTGAGCAAGGCTCAGGTGCTCCTGACGTATGGTCTCAAGAGCTAGATAATGGATATGGGTATACCCAAATCTTTAAAACAGCTTGTGAAATGAGTAATACTGCAAGAGCTACAGTGTATCGTGGTTATGCTGATGAATGGGCTCGAATTTGGAATCTTAAATTAAGAGAGCATAAAGTTGATATTGAAAGAGGAATGCTTTTTGGTATGAAAGGTTCTCAAGGTGGAGTTCAGTATACTGATGGTATATGTGGAAGTATAATTAAAGGTGGAGGAACAGCTAAAGAAGGTACTGTTAAGTTATCTTACTCTGAAAATACTCCGTATTTAAAATCTTTCACACCAGGACAATTAACATATGATGCTTTACTTGGTGATTTTGAAGTAATCTTTGACCCTGCAAGGGGCGGAAGCTCTTCTAAATTAGCGTTAGCGTCTTTACCTGTTATGTCTCACTTCAATAAATTAGGAGATGGAAACTTTATAAGTGAATCTCTTGATAATGGTGCAGGGGCTAATAATCCAAGTAGATATATGTTTGGAGCTTCGCAAGGAGCATTTGGTCATAAAGTATTAAAAGTTGACACTATACATGGAGATATGACTCTTGTAAAAGAGCCTCTATTTAGAAGCAACTTTGCTGGATACTTATGCATGGTTGATTTAGACCACGTATCTTATAGACCATTGGTTGGTAACGGTGTTAATCGTGACACTTCAATCACAACAAATGTGCAACAAGCAGATGAAGATTTACGAAAAGATATGATTCTTACAGAAGCAGGTCTTGAAGTGTCTCTTCCTGAAACACATGCGTTGTTCAACCTAGAAGGAGTCCTATAATGAGAAGTGATAAGTTAAATAAAAATAGTGCTGCATTTAATGAAGGTTGGGCTAATGGCTTAGTTGGTTCTTATTTTGGGCTAGGCGTAGGAGCTCCAACTGTTTCAACTAATGCATGTACTTTAGTAGTTAATGAAATTAATTCACCTACATATACTGGTGCGAGTGCTGTGACGGCTACAATGCCAGCAGCAACAGCAGGCTCTGTAGTTGTATTTAATTTTAAAGATGACCCAAAAGGAGGAACAGCTACATTAACAATTGATTGTGCTGGTACTGACAAATGGGAAACTGGTTGTGTTGTTCCAACATCATCAAGTAATTTAATTACTTATGATGTATCGGCAGCAGATGAAACAAGCTTAGTATATACCCCAACAAATGACTCTGCGAACATTATGTCTCATGGGTCAACTATCGAATTCAAATGTGAAAGAGATGGTTATTGGTATGTAAACGTAGGCAAGTGGAATCCAGATGCAGCTGTAACTGACGGAGCAGCAACAGGTACACTACTATTTGCTTCATAAACCAAAGCAATAAGGTTTAATAGTTTTGTAGAACTATGGGGTAAGTCGTATAAAGGGCTTACCCCCAATCTACTAAAAATTTGATAAAATAATAATAACAAGCCCATTCACGCACAGCCAGTGCTTAGGGCAGGGAGGATAATATGGCGTTTAAAAAATCATTACACAACTTTACAGTTGTAGAAGCACAAAATGCAGCCTTAGGTCAAAATGGTGCAGTTATAATAGATGGCACAGCCGAAATAACAGGACCTTTTGTAGCAGTTACAGGCTTAGAAGCTTCAGTTGTAGATACTTCAGAGTGTACAACAAATTTATCAGGGACAGTTCCTGCTACATTTAAAATACCTGAAGGCACTACAATATATGGTAGATTCGATTCAATAGAACTTGATTCTGGTTCTGTAATAGCGTATTACGCATAATGGCTAAGAAGAAAGGATTATGGGCAAATATACACGCTAAACGTAAGCGTGGGGAAAAACCTGCTAGGCCTGGTGAAGAAGGATATCCCAAGACACTTGACATTAAAAAGTATAAAAAAGGTGGACCTGTCAAGGGTTCTGTTAATGATTTAAAACAAATAGCAAAAGAATTAGTTAAAGCATCAAAGATGCACAAAAGTCAATCTAAAAGAGTATTAAAGCATGCTGAGTCAATGAATATGCAAAAAGGTGGTATGTTAAATGGACCATCACACAATGAAGGTGGCATACCAATTGAAGCAGAAGGTGGGGAATATATAATTAATAAGGACTCAGTCAATCCCCAGACGGAACGAGTTTTGGAATATATCAATACTTTTGGTAAATTACCACCAGTAATTGATGCAAGAAAGAGGGGGAAAAAGTAATGCCAAAAGTAGGAAAGATGAAATTTCCATATTCTAAAAAAGGTATGGAAGATGCAACAAATTATGCAAAACAATCTGGTAAGCCTATGCAGGTTGAAGGAAATTATATGGGCGGTGGAAAAGTTTTGCCTAAATATCAAATGGGTGGTCCTGTTAATCCAGGTCAAAGACCACCAATGCCAGGTCAAAGACCACCAATGCAAAGACCACCAATGCAAGGAGCTCCAATGCAAGGCCCTCCAAGGCCACCAATGCAAGGCCCTCCAAGGCCACCAATGCAAGGTTCTCCAAGGCCTCCAATGCAGAGACCACCAATGGCAGGTCAAAGGCCACCAATGGCAGGAGGGAGAGGTCAAGGGCCTCAAATGCCTCAACAAGGAGGTCCAAAGCCACCAATGCCAGGAAGTAGAGGTCTTAATTCTTCAATGATGAATGCGGCTAAAGCTAATATATTAGATAACTTGTTAAAAAAGATTAAGCCTAAAAAAGAAAGAAATAAGAAATCTTAATGGCAATTTTTACTTACGACAAGGAAAAAAAGAAATGGCTTGAAGCTAAAAAAGTCCCATCTAAGTTTGATGACACAAGAAATCATGTAAATATGAGGACAACTTGGAGCAGTCAAACAAAGGTTGAGTTTAGTCAAAAAACAATGGACCAAGATATTGCTGATAGGAATGCACGTTAATGGCTTTTGATGCTGAAATACAAGCATTAGCTGGGAGTGCAACTCAAACAGAAATGGACCAATGGATGCAGGATGGTGCAAAAGAAATAATTAACCTTCTTCCTCCAAAATTAAAAGAAAAATGCACAACAATATCTATTATAAATGCTGACAATGGCACGACTTTAGATTTAGATGGAATTGGAGATGTTTTGCAAATTACAAGAAAATCTGCATCTGATGGATATTATGTTCCCTGTAGGGAAGTTCATGCAATGCATGGAGACCTTACTAATGACTCTTCAAGCATTTACTATGCAAGTGTAACAGACCCTGCATATTGGATTACAAGCAATTCTTCTGATTCTGCAACATTATTTGTAAAACCCACAGCAACAAATACTCAGCCTGCAAATGCATATCATGTAACATATCCAACAATTGATGCATCATCAGATTCTGCTATAGCTAATTTTCCAGATGAAGCAGAATATTTAGTTGTATTATATGCAGCAATAAAAGTGTTGCAT